ACGGAAAATGTTATTTCCTTGATCATTTGCGTGCCCAGATTTTCAATCCAGCGGAACTCGTAGGGGCGCCAGGCGTCGCCGCATGAAATGGGCGGGTAAATCGGGCTCCAAATGGTGGGCATCGTCACCACGAGGTAGGTGTCCATGATCAGCTCGGCATAGCGGGGGACGGTGAACGTGAAACGGGATTCCTCGCTCATGCGCAGGTTGCGCTGCCCGGTAAAATCAATTCGGAACTTCTGCATGCCGAAATTGGTGTACTTGGCGTACGTGGTCTTAAAAAACGACTTTTTGGGATTGGAATTTAGAATCACGTTCTGGTTTCCATACGACACAATGTTTAGTAGACCGCCCGTCATTTTATATTAATGTTGTATTATTTTTTGTGAGGATAATATAATATCCGTTATTTGTGTTTATATTTGTATTCATATTTGTATTTGTGTCCAATCTATAATTCATGGCAGAACAAGAACAATCATCATATAGCGGGGGTAATAATCCATCCGGGCCATCCGTGCAGCTACCATTGATGACCAGTCGCATCGCACTGTCTGATATTAAATCCAAATTCACAAATATGTTAGCTGGCACAAATTTATCTGGCAATTTGTCATCTTTCAGTGAAACCGTTTCATTATGGGGGCTGGTCATATTGCTGCTCGTGCTTGTGGTCGTGGGGTACACCTTCGTCCGAGATTTCACGTTGCAGAAGACCGAACAAGGTTCAATCAACACGCTTCAAACCGCGACTCAGTTGCAAAAAATTAAAGACGCGGATTTGAAACAGCCGTTGCGCAACTTTTACGTCAAAACGGCGCTGAACTGCTGCTGTTTAGGTGATTGGAAAAACAATTACGTGGATTTGGTTGCGCTGCAGTATGCCATTTTGCAGGGCTACCGTTGCTTGGATTTTGAAATTTACAGCGTCAATGACAAACCCGTTGTGGCGGCTTCCACCCACAAAAAGAATTTTTACCACATGGAAACGTTCAACCATTTGCCGTTTGCAGCCGTGTGCGCGAAAGTAAACGACCTCGCATTTACACAAGCGCCCAACAAGGAGGACCCGTTGTTGATCAGCTTGCGCATTAAAAGCAGCAACACCGCTTCCAGTTTCATAAAGGGGATCATTGACGGCATTAAAACGTTTCCCACCCTTGGACCCGAATACAACTACGAATTCGGCGGCCACAATTTGAGCAAAGAACCAATTGAAAATTTCAAGGGCAAAGTCGTCATCATGGTGGACGTTTCAAACCAAATTGTAAACCACAATTGCACAACCGACCCGACCACCAAAGTTCAAACCGGCGAGTGTTTGAACCAATACATCAACATTGGCATCAACTCCCCGTTTCTGCATAAGCTGGACTATGAAATGGGCGTCAAAAACACGGGCAACATGACGGATTTGATTGAGCACAATAAGAAAAACATGAGCATCGTGTTTCCCGACGCGCCGTTTACCACTAATGTGAATTTCAATGTGGCGAAAAGCATGGGGTGTTCACTCATTGGCATGATGCCGCAATTGAACGACGCGAACTTGGCTGCATACAACGCCGCGTTCAACAAGGCCGGATGCGCGTTCATACTGAAACCGGCCAACCTGTGCTACCAGCCAATCATGATTGAAACGCCGAAACCCCAAGACCCGGCGCTGTCGTTTGCTGGACGCAATTACAGCACGGATTACGCGAGTTGGAGTGTTTAAATCGCAGTGATAGAAATGATGAAAATCGTGTTTGAGCTTTTCATTATTTTTTATTTGTTCTTATTTGTTTTTATTTGTTCTTATTTGTTTTTATTATAGCTAGTATAGCTTTGATTAATGAGCGGCGGCAGACCTTGCCTTGGAAGCAGCAGCGGAAGCTTGGGCAGCAGCGGCCTGTGCCTTGGAGGCAGCAGCAGCAACAGCCTTGGCAGCAGACCTGCTGGCAGCCTTGGAAGCGGACTGTGAAGCGGCCTTGGAAGCGGCCTGGGCAGCAGACTTGGCAGCTTGGGCAGCCCTGGAGGCTGCCTTGGAAGCAGACCTAGCGGCGCTAGCGGCATGGCGACGGACAGAGCGGCTGGCGGCGCGGCTGGCAGAGCGGTGACGACGAGTGTGAGCCATTTTGATTTGGTTGGTTATAAACTAATACAAGAAAAAAAAAATATTGAATCATCAAACCGATCACCAAATTGTATCAGTGGAATGCCAGTACATTTTGTCGCCTTTTTTAATGTTGTAAATGCTCCTAAATAATTCCAAACGAGACAACGGACAGTTCACCCGGTATTTGTCCATGGGGTGAGGGTTCACTTTCAACTGCGCCTGAATGGCCTTGTCTAAAATTTTTTGGCGTCCTTGAATTGCAATGTAAACGAAAAAAGCTTCAAACGACAAGGACTTGATTGGCACAATGTCGTCGTTCTTTTGCTGGAAGTCCCTCAAGTATTCCATGCAAATCGCCAGCCCCGAAATGTCGGCTAAATTCTCTCCGGTGCTTAATTTTCCATCCATTTTGATGCCGTCGTACATTGCAAACGTTTCATACTGCTTCACCACGTCCCTCACCTTTGCTTCAAACTTGCGCCGGTCCTCCTTTGTCCACCAATTGTGCAAATTGCCTTGGTAGTCGTACTTGCTGCCGTTGTCGTCCAAGCAGTGCGACATTTCGTGCCCCAGCGTGTAACCAATGTGGGCCAGGTTGTACTCTATGCCGCGTTCGTCCAGGTCAATGAACGGCTTCTGCAAGTACCCCAACGGAATGTAAATCGTGTTTTCAACCGGCGTGTAGTACGCGTTCACAATGTACGCTTGCGACCCCACCAGCTTGAACTTCTCCCAGTCAATGATGGGAATGTCGCCCTTGAATGCGGTGCCGTCTATGGAAATCATTTTCTTGGTCCGCCAGCTGGCAATCAGCTTCATGTTTTTGTAAGCGTCGTCGCTGTTGTAGTTCAAAATCGGGTCTTCGCGCATCATGGCGGGGTTGCCGACCACCAGCTTGATGCGTTCCAGCTTGAGCAGCGCGTACTTTTTGGTTTCGGGCGACAGCCACGTGTTGCGCTTAATGATGCGCTTGAACACGGTCAGCAAATCGGTGGCCATGTTCGTCACATACGCCACGTGCTCCGGTTTTTTGTTGCGCTGCACGTACTCGTTGGTAATAAACGTGTTGAAGCACATGGAAAGCCCAAACACGGGGTAAACTTCGTCCGGGAACGGCACGGGTTGGCCGCTCACGAACTTGCCGTGGAATTCCCAGTAAATCATGCGCCATTTTTTGTGGAACCGCATGATTTGACGGAACACGATGTACATGAAGTACGTCCGCCACTTTGGCGTTTTCCATGCGCCGTCCTTGGTCAAGATTTTCATGATGCACTTCAAGTAACTCAGGTTGCTGCATATGAACGTGTTTGGAACCGTTTTGTAGCCAATTTCGGTTGCCAGACGGGCCCAGTCAAACCCGTACTTTTCCAGCGCGTCGGCCTTGGTGACCACGTTGTAGTACTCTTCGCTCTCGTGTTTCACCGACTCGCACCCCATTGCAATCAGCATTTCGTATTCCACGTCCCACACGTCGCCCGCTTTCAACCCGTGCCCGGGTCCCAGGCACGCGTCAAACATGTCCCGAATGTATTTCAAATACCTGGATTTGAACGCGCGCTTATAAGAGGCATCCGCGGTTTCGTCCTCCACGTAAATGAGGTAGTCGTATATGGTAAGCTGCGGCGGGGAAATGGTGCTCTTGTAAATGGACGAGTGTTTTTGGTCCTTGCTGACCGACCACGCAATCGGGCAGCCCCATGAAATGGTTTCGTTCTGGTTAATCTGTGCTAAAAGCCAGTAGAGGTCGTCGTTTGCAATGCCCTTGTCTATGGCGTTCACCGTGTATTTCACCTCCTCGCGGGCCTTTTCGCAGTTCAAATGCAGCATGGAATTGTAGAGGTTTTTTATCGCGGTGGCCTTGGCACTGTGGGTGGTTCTGATGTGCTCCTTGACCATGTCAATCAACTCGTAATATACCTTTTCTTGGGTGATCCTAAAACTGTCGGCTTGAACGTAGTACTTGTTCTTTGCTTGCAGCTCTTTGCTTTTGTTGGCGATCCACTGGTAGTTGATGTAGTCGTAGTAGTCATTTTTCGCGGTCACCTTGGACGGCGCAAACGGCGTTTTGAACAACTTGACCAACGACCTTTCCACATTTGAATTTTCTTTTTCGGTGGTAGTTTTAAATGTTTTTTCAAAACTTTTTTCAAAACTGGCTAGAACCCGCGGCCCCGCGCACTTGACTGTGCGACTGCGGGGTGATTTCAGGGGTTTCTTGGTTTTTGGCATCGTGATCCATGTATTTAATCATTATTTTTTTTAAGAAGGGACATGCCCCTTTAAGGGACATGCTGTCCCTTATGATCCCTTTAAGGGACATGCTGTCCCTTATGATCCCTTGCTTCCATTGCATCCCTTGCTTCCCTTGCTTCCCTTGCTTCCCTTGCTTCCCTTGCTTCCCTTGCTTCCATTGCATCCCTTGCTTGCTGTTGCTGTTGTTGCTGCTGCTGATGATATTGCTGTTGTTCTTGTTGTAGTCTGTACTGCCGTGCTCCAAAATCCATGAATTTGCGAATCTCTCCGTATTTCATTTGATTTTTGGATGGCTGGGACTGCTGGGACTGCTGAGACCTCGGCTTCACCCCCAAATACTCTGCAACCACTTTGACCGGATCCTTCAATTCGTTCAGCCGTTCAACCGCCGTCGTTTCATCGTAATCGGTTTGTCGGACAATGAAGGCAACGGCCTGCTCAAAATATTCTTTCTGAACGGCGGTTTTCAGTTCTTCGCCCTGCAAGTGCTGCAAGTGTTGCAAGTGATGCAAGTGCGGTGGCAGAGTCATTGGATGGATGTGCGTATTATATAATTGTGTATAAATTATATAATTATCATTATCATTGTTTTTAATTGCTTTTTTTTTTGCAAGTTTGATGCGCGCGTCTATTTGTGGATCATTGTCGTAAACTCGCATTGTGCATCCATGAACGTTTTAAATGACATGTATGTTATGAGATTGTCCGGCTCGCATGCCATCATGTTGTAAAAGGTGGTGTAATCGGATTCATTTTGCACCCATATTCCAATCAAATTCAACGATTTTTTTAATTCGGAATGAGTGATGGCTCCATTTCCCGTGACATTTAGCAGTTTAAATAATTTTCGGAGTGCGGTTTGCCCCGCAAATCGGTTGAACCCGTTGTCAACAAACATTTTAACCAACAAATTCACGGACGATTCCGATTTAACGCATTTATAATCAATGAGCGTGGTTTCGTATCCGGAATCATTGTATTTGCACGGCTGCGTGGTTTTATTATAGGTTGTGGTGTAATGCGTTGGACCATCAAACTCGGCAGAAAATGACAACTTACTAGAGTGGGTCATGCGTTTGGCGTTGGCGTTGGATTCAGCGTTGGATTCAGTGGTGGCTGCATGTGCTGAATACGTGCTCGGCGCCGATGTAACGTGAAAATCGGGGCGCATTCTAAGCTTGTCCTCATTGGAACTCATTCGGTGGTACATAGCTAAACTAATCTTGCACATTTGAGTTTTACTGGATTCATTGGTTTAGTATACACGGGTATTATATATTTATTACGTTTTCACATAACCTTATTTATCAATACACCATGTAAAATGTATTGTAAACCATATTAAACAAATGGCAGAGCATTCATGTAGTATTGCATTCATGGCGACAATCGCGTCTTCTGCACTGGTCAACCTCGTATTGGATGAACTGCGTCAATCTTTGGAACCCAAGGTGTCACACATGTTGGCGGATTATCAGTTATTCAAAGAAACACATGAAGCCGTGCTTCAAATCCCGTTTGTGAAAATGTTGTTGGATCAACGAAGCATGTGCAAATGCAAAGAAAACGAAGGCACTGCTACTGCTAACGAAGGCACGGCTAACGAAGGCGCTGCTACTGCTAACGAAGGCACGGCTACTGCTAACGAAGGCACTGTTGACGAACAAATCCAGTTGGAAATCATTGACGTTTTACCGGTTGATGCACCGAATTTAGATTCCATTGCAGAGTACATCAACGCGGTTGATCCTGATCCA